TATTTAAATCGTTAACTCGACTGTTCTCTGGACCAATTACGACAAGAAGAACACAGACCGGTCGACAACTGACACGACGACATCTTGACATGTATGCAAGAAAGTTCCGGTCAGCCTCCGGCAAGCAGTTCAAAAAGATGGAGAGCTATGCTCCTCTGTCACAATTGAATTCAAATCTTTATAAAGCTAGAAATAGAGCAGAGCGATACATTGATTTTGATGAGATGGAGTATACTCCGGAGATCGCATCGTCACTAGATATCTATGCTGATGAAATGACGACACATTCAACTCTTCAGCCAATGCTTACAATTAAGTGTTCAAACGAAGAAATCTCTTATCTTTTGCAAAACCTGTATCACAAAGTATTAAACATTGACTATAACCTCTTTGGGTGGTCACGAACCATGTGTAAGTATGGTGATTTATTTCTGTATCTAGACATTGATGAGCATGCTGGAATCCAAAACTGCATTGGATTACCAGCTCAAGAAGTTGAAAGACTCGAGGGAGAAGATGAGTCAAATCCAAACTACGTTCAATTCCAATGGAACTCAGCAGCAATGACCTTTGAAAACTGGCAGGTTGCTCATTTTCGCATTCTTGGAAATGATAAGCATGCTCCATACGGAACCTCCGTGCTTGAGCCTGCTCGTCGTATTTGGCGACAACTCACAATGCTTGAAGATGCTATGATGGCTTATCGTATTGTCCGAGCACCAGAGAGACGACTTTTTAAAATTGATGTTGGAAACATTGCCCCTGAAGATGTTGAACAATACATGCAGAAAGTTATGACTCAAATGAAGCGTCACCAAGTTGTCGACCCAACCACTGGGCGTGTCGACCTTCGTTATAATCCTCTTTCAATTGAAGAAGACTACTTTATTCCTGTTCGTGGAGGATCGGCATCTGACATCTCGAACCTACCCGGATCTTCATATAATGGCGGCATTGATGATGTTAAGTACCTTAGAGACAAATTGTTCTCTGCTCTTAAAATCCCACAATCGTATCTATCAATGGGCGAAGGTGCAACCGAGGACAAAACGACTCTTGCTCAAAAAGACATTCGCTTCGCCAGAACTATTCAAAGACTTCAGAGAGTTGTTATTTCGGAGTTAGAAAAAATTGGAATTATTCATTTATTTACACTTGGCTTTCGTGGAGATGATTTGCTTTCTTTTAAGTTGGCCCTCAATAATCCTTCAAAGATCGCAGAGCTTCAAGAACTCGAACACTGGGATAAGAAATTTCAAGTTGCTGCCAATGCAACAGAAGGATTCTTTTCAAAGCGTTGGATCGCTGAGCACATGTTTGGCTTATCTGCTGATGAGTTTATTCGCTGCCAAAGAGAAATGTTTCATGATCGTAAGTTTGGCGCTGCCCTTGAAGCCGCTGCTCAACCTGAAGGAGAAGGTGCCGATGCCGGAGGCGGAGGTGGCCTTGGGGATCTGGGCGATGATCTCGGTGGTGATGATCTCGGTGGCGACTTGGGTGGTGGTGACGACCTTGGCGACCTTGGAGGAGGCGGAGAAGAGCCAGCAGCCGAACCAGCAGGAGACGAAGGAGAAACCACACTTCTGGCCGAGCCACCGGCTAAGCGAGACGACGATGCGAAGCCACGTGGAAAATACGAAATGAAGAAAAAACCTCGTAGACCTAGGACAAAACAAAAGATTATGAATCAAGCAACATCTGGTGAAATCAGAGGCTCAACCGCTAGAACAACGTTTCCGGGCGCTATAGGTTCCGGTGCTTTGTCCAATCTATATCAAGAACAACAAACTAATGAGAACTTAGAAGAAGAGAAACTATTTAGTTTAAGCAACGATATAAAGCAGTTGCTGGAAAGTCTAACAAAAAAGGAAGATAAGCATGAAGCACAATAAGAAAAGAAATACCGCTTTTCTTTACGAATGCTTAGTAAAAGAATTAACAAAAGCAATCGTTCGTAATGATAATGACCTCAAGGTAAAAATCACCGAGGTTATAAAAGAAAACTTTAAGAAAGGTACAGTTCTTAAAAAAGATCTTGAAATTTATAACTCGCTCCTAGAAGGCACAGGACAAAAAGAATATGCAAAAGCACTCCGTGTGATCTACGAAATTAAAAGAGATTATGATAATTTAGATCGCAAAGAAGTATTCAATGCACAGACCAAGCTTATAAAGTTAATGAACGAAACTTTTAATTCTGGAATCTGGAATAACTTTATTGGAAATTACAAGAACATGGCAACAGCCGATATGTTTTTTAAACAAGAGAAGCTCCCAGCAAAGAAGCGTTTGCTTATCGAGCAAAGAGTTGTTGAGTTTAGAAGAGAGACTCTTGTCGAGTCAAAGATGAAGCACATCGACAATCTTACATACAAAACTTTTGTCAATAAATTCAACGACACCTATGCAGAATCTCTTCGTAAAGAACAAAGAGAGCTTCTGACAAATTTTATTATTTCTTTCTCGGATAATGGCGTGGGTCTTAAATCATTCATCAATGAAGAGATCCATCGTCTCCGAACATCCCTCCAAACCTTGAACGAAGGCAGCTATGCTCAAAATGCCTCAAAAGTTGTCAATAAACTCAATAGTTTTAAGGAAAGACGCTTAGACGAACAAATGCTTAGGGATCTGTTTTACATTCAAGATTTAGTGCATGAGGTGACAAAAAATGAGCATTAATGTTAAAATTGGAAGCGGTCCGTCATCCGAACCTCGTGATACATCAATTGGCGTTAACATTAACTCATCTCCAAAAATCGGAGTCACGATTAACAATCCAAATCTTCACGAGATCAAATTTAAGCTAAACATCAGAGAAGCTCACAACGGTGACCTGATGATTTTTGATCATCCAGACATTGACATTGTAGTGATGGTCGAGAAGAAAAAAATTGTTACTTTTGCAAAAGACTTGGCAACTGACATTGTCTATGGAACATCATCTCGTCTTATGGAAAGATTAAGAACCAAAGGCGTGATTGCATACGAATCGATTCAAGGCGGAAATGTCTATGGATCACTAGAAGGTCAATTACTTGAGATGAAAAAACCCGAAATGAAAGATAAAATGTTTCCTCTTATTCTTAATCAAATTTCTGAGTGGATTGAAAGCGAAAGACCATACTTCGAAACTGTGCATGATTATGAACAGATGTATGATGATTCTCTAACGCATCCAGATAAAAAAGACTCAACTGAACTTGGCGAGGTGCCACAAGAAGAAGAAAAAGGATCTATCCGACCATATGTATTTGGTGCTTATCCATACGGGGGGTATTATTACTAATGAAACTTATAATGGAAAACTGGCGTCTTTTTGTTGAACAACAAGAAGCTATAACAATTGATGAATCTTTACTATTGCCTGAATTTTTAAAGGGCCAACTTGATGAAGAATTACTAAGTGAAGTTGAAACAGATCCTGATGCTCTCTCGTTATCTGAAATCCAAAAAATGCCTGCGGCACAAATAATAGCTGTTTATGATAAACTCGTCCCCAAGCAAACAGATGCTGCTGACCAAGCTAGAGCCGGAAGACAAAAACAAAGAAAACAAAAACGAGCAGATATGTCAGCACAAATAGATAAACATTATTACTCTGGTGTATTCAATAAAGTTTTCAATGCTGCAAAATTAACTATAAACGATATCCTAGGCACTGACCTAGAAGCCTTTGACGAAAAGTCCGCAGAGGAAAAAGAAAGCCTTTTGAGAAGAAAGGTAAAAGACAACATTATGGAAGAGTTCTCGCCACTAGAAAGAGAAATTATACGATCCATTTTTCTTTTTACAGGCGCTAATGTTCCCTCTGTTAGAGAACCAGATAATTTTGATGAAGAGCAATCAAAAGTAGTAGAATTTACAAACAAAAGCATAACTGCTATGTTTAAACCAACTAAAGAAACATATCGCAAGGCAAAAGTTATTTTAGGAAAACTGCAACAAAAAGAAGTTGAAAAGTCTCCTGATTTATTTAGAGGCCTAAAAATGCCTTTGCAAACAAGTAAGCATGTGCCGATCTCTGCGTACTCAGTTGGTAGGAACATTTACATCGGAAACTTTATGTCTTTTACAACTGATGTAAAAGTTTCCCTAGGATTTGCTAGTTCAAATAGTTCTGATGAGCAGTACGTTTCAACTATTTTTGCAGTTCCGGCTGGTGATATGAAAAGAGGGATGTTTGTTTCTGAATTTAGTCAATACGAACACGAAGAAGAGTTTATAACATCTGGTGAATTTAAAATAACAAGCATCGATGCTGTGATTGGTAATTTCAATAATCTAGATCAAATGCTGAAAAACTCAAAACGCTTTAAAAGTTTCGAGGATTTGATGAATAATTTAAAATATAAAGGAATTTCATTTAAACAATTTTATGATAATTCCATACCAAATACAAAAGAAGGCAAAGAGGCGCTTACTTTTTTTAGAGATAGAGTTAGAGTAGGCGTTTACATGGAGCAAGTATGAACGTAAATTTTTTAGAATTTGATGCTGGCTGGCTGTGGTTTATATTGACCGCATACGGACTAACTCAAATCCTCGTCTATGGATCGATCTTCGACCAAATTCGTCCTGCAAAAGATGCTTATCGTGGTTGGGGTAAAGTTTGGCATTGCCCTATGTGTATGGGATTTTGGGTTGGAGCCCTTTTATTTACTCTAAACGGCTTTACAGAACTATTTACATTTGATTATACATTCGCAAACTTTTTAATTTGCGGATGGATCGCATCAGGTACATCGTATTTTTTAAGTATGCTTGTGAATGATGATGGGATTAAGATTAACCAAGGAGCAAAAAATGAATAAGAAATGGATGCTACAACCAGTTCGTCGCTGTTGCAGCGGATCTTAACTCGGGCGGGTTGCGCCCGCTTTTCTTTTGAGGATACAAAATGTCTAAACAGCTTTTACAAGAATTTTATGAACTATGCCCCAATGGGATGTGCCCCGATCTCTTGACCGAACGAGAGAAGCGGGAGATCTCTAATGGCGCAATGTATCTTACCGGACGTATCCAAACCGCCGACAAGCAAAACGGAAATGGTCGTGTCTATCCTTACGATGTTTTAAATCGTGAGGTTAAGAATTATAAAAAGATCGTTGAAGATAATCGTGCATGCGGAGAACTTGATCATCCGGATGATTCTGTTGTGAATCTTAAAAACGTTTCTCATATCGTCACAGATGTTTGGTGGGAAGGCAAGGATGTGATGGGTAAAATTAAAGTTCTTGATACTCCATCTGGAAGAACATTAAAAGAACTAATTAATGCCGGAGTAAAGCTAGGCATTTCCTCAAGAGGCCTTGGTTCGGTTCGTGAAAGCATGGGCAAGACTGTCGTTGAAAATGACTTTCAATTAATCTGCTTTGACATTGTTTCCGAACCGTCAACTCCAAACGCTTTCGTTTATCCAAAGGATCATAATGCAAGTCCAATCAGGATGCGAGAACACAAAGAAAACAAAATCGACAATCTTTTCGATAAGATTCTGAGGGATTAATGAATAAAAAAGAATTAAAAAAAGTATTGAAGCCACTGATTAAAGAGTGCATCAAAGAAGTTATGTTCGAAGATGGGACTCTTTCTTCTATTATTGCCGAGGTTATGAGGGGGACACAACAGGCTACCGCTCAACCAATTGTAGAGCAACAATACCAACAGCCACAAGCACGCATGGAAACCGATGAAGAAGCCAAAGCAAGACTTGCAGCGAAAAGAAAAACATTAATGAATTCCATTGGCCAAGGTGCCTATAATGGAGTCAATCTTTTTGAAGGCACAACTCCTGCGCCTGCTGAATCAAATACGCAAGGGCCACTTGCTGGTGTAGCAGCAAATGATGCCGGCGTTGACATATCAAAATTAATGAATAAGACATCTGCCATTTGGGCAAAAATGAATGAGAAAAAGTAATGGGTTATAACTACGAATACAAAATTAGAAAAGGCGAGTCCGTTGAGAGAGCCGTTAAAAAGTTTTCAAGAAAGTGCAAGAAGCTTGGAATTATCCAAGAATGCAGAGATAGAAGACACTACATGAAACCTTCTGTCAAAAGACGTTTGGCAAAGAAAAGAGCGATCGCAAGACACCGTAAAGAAATGGCGAAAAGACGCCGCTAAACTATTTAATTTGATAGGAGATTAGACATGTCCAATATTTATACAGCAGGCTTAAATAATGTCGGCTCATACCAAGTAAGCGGTATACCTTACCTTTCTGGTGGTTTAGATGCCACTAGTGGTGCGTCTTTAAATTTTCCAAATGTAACAAGATGGGTTCAAATAAGCAATTCTGGATCTGTCGACTTGCTTTATGGATATAGCGAAAATGGTGCGGCTGGTTCAAACGTTGGTATTGTTTTTCCAAATTCAACAACACCTAGATTAGAAATAAAAGCAAC